TTATTTAAAAGTTAATTAATATTTAAAAATAAAATGAATACATTATTACTAGAATCTCTAGATAATTATTATAATGAATCGAATCTCAATACATTAACAGAAATATTGAATAGTCAAAGTGTATCATTGAGGGTTATAGATTGGTTTGTGACAAATTATTCAAAAAAACACAATATTGAATATAATAATAACAGTAATATAGTTAATGTGTATATTAGTTATAAATCTCAATTAAAATCATATTCAAAGAAATTTTTTGACCCATTTTGTAGGAGAAATAGAATAAATTACAAACAATCGTTAAGTACAACTATTGGACAATTAAATTTTTTTAAATGGGCATTAACAAATGGTATTATAGATTATGTCACAAATAACTATAAAACAATTGAATATGATATGAATAATTCTATTATCAAAAAAAATAAACTATCAACGAATACCAGAAAAAAAAGAAAAGAATTATCTAAATCTTCATATAAAACATTAACTAAAAGAAATAATAGGATTATATTAACATTCGATTAATTTGAATTTAATTAATATATTTTTTAAATACAGAATAACATGAGTAACTTAACTTTAATTAAAAAGATATGTTACAAATATGGTATAGATTCGGATGATATATCTGAGTATATATCAAAATTGTCATACACACCAATATGCTGGTGTACTTGGAAATTATCAAAGAGAGCTCAAGAAAGAGTTATACAAGATATTCAATTAGTAAATAAAATATACACATATGATTTATATTGTTATGATGTTGATTTAAATCAAGAATATGAATATACAGGTAAAATATCAAAACATTGTAAAAAAGTAAGTATTTTAGAAAGAACAAACATTTCAGGAGATGATTTACATAATATGTATGATATTGATGGGATTGAAGGAGGTGAACGATATAGTTACCGTTATCACAATATTGTGAGAAAAATATTAAATAGTAAACCAAAATCAATTAGAATTATTGATATAGATTATGAATATATATCAATGAATTGGAGTGCTATCGATATTATAAATCATTTTAGAAATATTATACCTGTTCATTATACAGAAAATCAAGTTGATGAAAGATTAATAAATCAAGATACACGATTCGGGAAAGAGTTATTAGCACAATGTAATATAGATGTTATTCCAAGAGTTTTAGAGTTACGAGAATTAAATAAGCAAGATTATACATCTAGAGTAATATGCGATGATTCAAATGATTATTATCAAGATATGATTATATCAGATAGACTAAGAGTCAGAAATTTTTGGAAAGAATGTTGTAAAGATAATGTTAAAATATTATGGAGACCATTACATTCTGTATACAATGAAGAATGTCCAACAATTGAACTAATATATCAATAAATAATATATATACATTATTTTTTTATTTGTTTATTGACATATTCAGCTATCCACCATATTAATCCGATTAATAACAAAGAAAATGATATTATTCTAGCGACTAACGTAGAAATTGTAAGAAAAGTAGGTTTATTATAATAATTTAGTAAATTATTAATTTGTTTCGGAATATTAAACATTGTATAAAATGGTTTATCAAAAAATGAATTTTCCAGTTCTTCATTCAACTCGTACATAAATTTTATTTTTTCATAAGTAATCATAATAACAATATATATGTGTAATGATAATCCATATAACATTAATTTAACATTTATATCGTTTTTTGATATACTTGTTTTATATATACTAAATCCAGTTAATAGTAATGATAATATTAATAAGATATAATAAATTAGATTCATTATGTTCATATATATAAAAACTTAAAGTGTTTGAATTATAAATAATATTAATCCAATTAATAATAGCGTAAATGATATAAATCCAACCACAAATACTGATATAATAAATGGTATATCTTTATTTAAATCACCAAATATATTTAACAAGTTATTGAATAATTGTTTAAATGTAATACTATCATTATCTCCATCCTTCTCAAACTTATATACATCATAAATTAAACTCATTAGTTGATTTAAACTCATAATAACAACATATATCAATAATGATAATCCATATAATATTAATTTTATATTATTAGAGTATTTAGATTTTCTAGTTTTATATATAGAAAATATAGTTAATAGCAAAGATACAACAAATATTATATAATATATTATGTCTATAAATATTCGTCTTATCATATATATATATAATATTTATTTTTGAACAAACCCAAATTTTTCTGTTTTTTTTCTTCTATTTTTTATTAGGTTAATAATATCATCTGTTTTAGATTGATCATTTAAATATTCATGTAAACATTCTTCAATTAATCTGTATGTTAATCCTTCTTGAATATTAGTTTTTGATAGTAATACATTAGTATCCATACTAGTTATTTTGAATATATTAGACTCCATATCATTTTTTTGTACATATTCGACTAAACCATCAGATAATTTATTTTTTTTGTCTCTAATTTCTTTTATTTTATTATGATAATCTTTTTGAGAATTGTCTAATTTTACCCACTCAATTATTGAATCATTAAAATTCATTTTTGATACAATCAATATATTAAATATTATATTTAAATTTTTAAGTCTGGATTATTGACCATAAAAAATAATTTGATATAAGAATATTAAAATTTAATTAAAAAAAGAAAATGGAAAAGTATAAGATTGAACTTGAAGAAACACTTGGATGTTTAGCAATTCAGAGAAGATTATATGAATTATTAATAGAATATTCAACAAGTGACATAAAAATGCCGCAAGACAGAAAATTATTAGAAAATAATAATATTAATAATATACAATATAATATTAAAATAGCAAAGGAATATAGTGAACAACTAGATTTAATAAACAAACACTTGATGAATGAATTTAATAGTTATGATTGAATTATATAGAGTACATTTTTTTTTCGTATACTTAAATATAAATATATATATAATTAATAGATTATGTCAAATACAGGATTAATTGAGACATCAAATGGATCTATGATAAGTTATGATATATGGTGTGATATTTTGAGAAACTTACCACAACCAAATAGTAAAGTACCGGAGCCTATAAATACTGTACCGATTGAAGTATGCGAAAAAATATTGAATGATAATAAAGAAGATAAGATTATAGATAATCCAAATATAAATACATTAAGTCAAGCAATGGATATGGCAGAAAGTGTACTTAGTGATGAATAATAATATATGAATAAAACTAAGAAAAAAGAGAATTTATCTTGTTTTGAAGTTTATACAATAATTTGATTTTTATTATATTTTTTTTATAGTATATGTGGAAACCAGGCGGGTTTAAAAGCTAATTGGCCTTACCTACTAGGGAAAGAACATACAGAAATGTCTGACTCATCTGCTACGAAAATTCAAGCAGTGTGGAGAGGATTCAGATACAGAAAATCACGTATCTGTAAACCTATATGGAATCCAAAAAGAACAATAGCACCACTATATTGTGGGTGTTATCTTCATCAGGGGGAAGGATTACTAGTCCATTTGTTGACAGAACACCTTGAGAAAATAGATATCATTTTGGCACCAGAGGTCATTTTGAAAATCATAAAGTTTCATAGGCAGTTCAAAGCGACGAAAAGAAGAAGGGAATTTCAAGAAGCACGAGATGAATGGCTTAAAATGTCAACTGGTGTGGGAATTCTCGGCGCCCCTATGGGGATGAGTTCGTGGCCTATATATAAACAAGAGGTCAGAAGCATGGTTCCATTGTTTGGTATACATCGAAACAACTCCACACCATTTGATGAGATATCTAATATTGAATGCGATGGGCGTAAAAGATTTATCAACTGGAACGAATCCAACGCGTGGGCTCGTCATACACTGATCACACTAAAATCAGTGAATGCAGTATCTGTAGCAGTCATTTGTGGTGCTATACCTGATTGTGATGAATATTCACAATCTTCTTGGATAAAAAACAGAGAATTTGTTAAAGAAGATGAACAATGTGTTGTTAATAGATTATCCTGGATAAAAAGCAAAGCATTCGTCAATGATGATGAATATATGATGATAATGATGCAGTCTGGTAATGGCTTTATTCTTGATCATTTATGCGAAACATGGGGTTTTAGTGGTGGTGGAAACACTCGAGCTCAAATTCATTATTATGATTATGATGATGAGTATAATGATGATGATATCTATTATAATGGTTATTATATCGATTATATCGGTTAGTGTTAACACATTATAGTGGACAAAACTATTGGTGCACGACGCGCCCAACATAAAGCCCGGAAGCGGCTTTTGTTGTCTGATAATAATATATGAATAATAATATATGAATAAAACTAAGAAAAAAGAGAATTTATATTTCAAAAATTATGATTTATACAGCGATGCTACTCCAAATGATACAATCAGAATAAAATACACTACAATTAATGATGTTAAAAATACTATCAAAAAATTAGAAAAATTATATAAAACAAATAAATATCCTCATACAAGAATATCAAAAGTTGTTAATGTTATGACTCAAAGATTAAGAGTTATTAATCAAAAAGATAAAAGATATCTTCTGTCAAAAAAATATTTTGAATTTTTAAAAAAAAGAACAAAAGAAAAAGACCAGAAAAAAAGAAAGAAAATGATATTTAAAATGTAATTATTTTTTGATATCTAAAAAGCCACAAGGACCACAATGATCATAATTTGCTAAATATATTTTTTTATCTAATATTTTTTTATCATTATTTATAAACCATCTTCCTAGTTGTTTTGGTGATTTATTATTACTACTTTTGTTTATATTTTTTAGGATATTCACAATAAACTTCATAACTGTTATAGTATATATAATTATATTATATTACTTAAATTACTTTAACGACAATTTTTATATCTCACATATTTATATCTTGCTATGCGAATTGGCCACATAATTAAAAGTAATGAAAATACCGTTGGTATTAAACATATTAAATAATATATAACTGAAGCTACAATATTAGATACCTTTGATGTATTATTATTCTTATTCTTTTTGTCATTTTCGAACATATATTGAGGAAACCATTTATTAACAAAGAAATTAGAATAATTATCTTTTAAACTATTAAATACTGTTTTATGTGTTTTTGTATAATAAAAAATAAAACAAGTACTAGCAATAAAGATAAGCCATATAAATATTTTTAAAACCATTATTTTTATATTAAACCCAAAAAGAATTAGTGCTAATACACCCGGTAATATCCACATATATGCACCTAAATTATCTCCAATTTTATCAATTGTATTTGGCATATCATTAAAAAATTCACTTAACTTTTTTAATTCTTTTTTTTCTGACATAATTAGTATATATATATATATTAATATATATTAATATTATAATCCTAGCTTATCGGCAAATTGCTTACCTTGATTATTCATAAAAACAAATGCCTCCATAATAGATTTTTCATTTAAATATACCTCAGTTTCAGGTGGAGATACTGTTTTATATAAAATTAACATATCAATAATATGTTCAAACTCTTTTTGAGTAAATTTTCTTAACTTGGTCATTTATTATATAGTGTTTATTATATTATTTATACTTTATATTTATTCCAAATATTCATATCATATTTTCTAGACGGCCCATTCATAATAACAGATGCTAAACGTGCGTATGCCCATGAATCAGGTGTTTGATTTGGACGACTTCCAGATGAATAATATGCACCTCTTCCTTTACTTAATATCTTATTTTGACCTGTATTAGTTATAATATTTTTATGAATCCAAGATTTATCAGTTATATTTTGATTGTATTTTTTTTCGAATTTAATAATCCATTGTGATCTTTTTTCTTTAAAACTTGTTTTAGGTCTATCTGTATTTTCGAATATTGATTTTATTTGTGCTTTTCTTTCTTTACCTTTTAATCCAGCTATATATTTTTTGGGTATTATTTTGGTTTCGTTTTTGTATGTTACTTTAACTTTTTGAGGTTTTTTGTGAGTTTTAATTTTACTTTTTTTACCACCACCGCTTACTTCAGCAGATACATCTAAACCAGTAGATTCATCTGAACCAGTTGATTCATCTAAACCAGTTGATTCATCTAAACCAGTTGATTCATCTAAACTAGTAGATTCATCTGAACCAGTTGATTCATCTAAACCAGTTGATTCATCTGAACCAGTTGATTCATCTAAACTAGTAGATTCATCTGAACCAGTTGATTCATCTAAACCAGTTGATTCATCTGAACCAGTTGATTTAGGTACATCAGGAAGATTAACACCTAGATAATCTTTAACTGCTTTAGAAACAAAGTTATCTTTGAATTCACTTGAATCATTACAAGTAATGTCATTTCTTGTCAATCCACCATAAAATTTCAGGTATTTGTCCCATATAATGGATACACCATCTACATAAGTTATATCTTTTTCATTAGTGGTATAACTTGTTGTATTCTCAAAAGCAATTGGTAGTATTCCAGGAAATCCATCATCTGAATACCATGGTAATTCACCAGCTATCTCATGCGCATAAGGAATAACTGTTATTTGTGTTAAACTATATAATTTAAAGCCTCTAAAAAAATTAATCAGAGTTTGTTGTGTCCTTAATAAATCAGAACTATAAACTTTATTTATATTATTTAAACTTTCATATTTATTATCATCATCATCGTCATTATCATCATCATCGTCATTATCATCATCATCGTCATTATCATCATCATCGTCATTATCATCATCATCGTCATTATCATCATCATCGTCATTATCATCATCATTTATACATTGAGCCATTATTTTACCGGCATTTTCAGCTTGGGATTCACCTATTTTAGTCAATTCTGCATCCTTCCATAAATATCCGTATATAGGTATTTGTCTTGTATAATTTAATAAAGTCCCCCATTTATTTTTGAATTTATTATGTTCTCCTTCACCGTGTCTTATAATATATACATCTAGATTTTTTGATAATTCTTTAATCAATACACTTGTGCTAAAATTAAAATTTAAATTATCATTTTTTGAGTAAAATTTATCTTTGGGCGATGGGTTAGGCGGTGGATAACAACCACAAGCATTTATAGTATATTCACTTAAATCCTCATTTCCTCCCCAATATACCATTTGTATATTTGATGAACCATTAGTTCTCAGTTCTATCTTTATTATTGAACAATTATTTATTTTTTTTTCAGTATAAGGTATATTAGCTTTTTTTGCTAAATCTTTAATAAATTTTTGCATTCTTATTTGATGTGAAGCAATCATTATAGAATCTGTATTATCTGTAGACATATATATATATATATTATAATATTAAAAACAAGATAAACATTTTTTCTTTTTTTTATTAAATAATATCCACTCTTGAATTGTATACCTATCACCCATAGATAGATTACATCTAGCGCATATTGGTTTTAAATTATCAATTGTCAATGTACCTCCTTTACTTTCAGGAATATCGTGTCCAACATGAAAATCAAATACGGTCATAATATTCTTACACCATGGTATATAACATTTGTTTTTATATTTTTCTCCATTTATTTCTAACCACACTTGTTCTCTCAATGCTTTCGGAATAGTTTCCTTCCGTGTCATTATATATATATATTTGTTACTAATATATATCTGAATAATTTTAAATAAAAAAATATAGTATATTTATTTTGATATTTATCTTTTATGTGGATGAACATAATCATATTCCAATAGGTCAAAGATATCTTGTTCATCAATTAAATCGATATCATTTGGATCTATTGGATTACAGATAGTATTTGGATCACTACTGTATTCCTCAATACCGTGTTCATTCAATGAATAACCTTTTTCATTCGCATGTTGTCTCATCTTCTGATTAAATTCTTTAGAACCAGTGAAGTATAGAATAGCAAATGGATATTCACTTGGTTTTGTGTACAATATATCTATTCGCCTATTAGGTAAATCTGATTCTAGATTACACAAACCCATAAATTTTTTATGTCCTTTTGCTAGTTCAACTGTCAAATATTGTTCACTTGTTAGTTCTTCAATAAATCTTTTAAACTTTGCGATGTCATCAGTTTTAACTAAAACATCAATATCACCACTATCAGGTTTTCCTCTTCTATATGACCCAGCGATGGTTATTTCTCCATCTGGATCGATAGAACCGAATATACTATGTAGTAATTGTTCATGATTATATATTTCCTCTCTAGGAATTCTTTGATTAATATCATCATAATATTTGAGTCCTAGTAATTGCTTTTCATTAAAGATATCTTCAAGTTTATCTGATTTTTTTAATTGTTCGATTGTGCTAAAGCCCATCTTAATTAATTCATTGGCTTTTTTAGGACCTACTCCATAAATTTTTTGGAATATGTCTTTTGGATCATCTTTTTGAATGTTATCCAAAAATGCACAAGAACCAGTTTTCTTTATTTCAATAATTTTACCAAGTAAACTTGGACCAATACCTTTTAATTTAGAAACATTTTGTTCAGTCAAATCAAAATCATCATCAATAAGTTTCAAAGCTTCAATACCTTTTAGATAGCTTCTACTTTTGATAGTGTTACCATTTAATTTATAATATTTAGATATTTGATTAAATATATTAATAATTTTGTTTCTTACATCAACACATTTATTTGGAGACTTTTCTTTGATTTCTATATCATCTCTTTTCCTCATATATGTTGCGAATCTAGGTTTTCCAGAATCAGTGAATCCACAATATTGATACGTAATAACAGTATTTATTGGATGTGATTCTTTATAATTTTTACGAATCTCATCATCCATACCAGATATAGCAAATTTATTTTTTTTATTCATATCTCTAATATAATGATTATCTTTGTTTTTTAATGGTCTGCATATAAATGCACCCAACTCTCCTTCATATTTATCTTTACCTGGTTTATAACCAATAATTTCTCCTTCCGCATCATCTTTTGGTTTATATTTTAAAAGGTAATTTGAACGTTTTCCTTCATAGTATGTATTTGGATGTTTTAGCATTATTCCCTCACCACCTTTTGATATTATATCTTTAAAGTATGAATCCATTTGTTCAATTGATTCTACTTTGATTTGTTCACAAAGAACAATTGGACAAGATACATTTTTAAATTTAGGATTTTCATTTTGAAATTTAATCCAATTATCTTGCATTTCACATACAAATATTTTAAGGATAGAATATCTTTCTTCGAATGGTCTTTTTAATTCAGGAAAATCAAATACATGATATTTAATATCAACCCATTCTTCATCGATTGGTTTTTTTTTCCTGACAGCTCCCATTTTTTGGAAATTTTCTCTACCAGCAAATAGTTCACCATCAAAACATAATGGTTCACCTTCTTCTGAGTATTTATATGTTTTAGTAGCATTTAGAAACCATTCAGGTACATTAAAATGTTTATTTTGTCTAGATACAAATCCGAGTTCGGGATGAATTCTAGCTCTATAACCATCTAATTTTTCTGACACAAACCATCCAATTGGTGGTGGTTCATCTTTTAATACTTTTGGTATTTTCATATCATGAGAATATTCTTTTGCTAATTGAAATCCAAGTTTCGCCATAGTAAAGTAAATATATACTATATTAAAAACAGTTATTTAAATAGTATTTCAAATTAATGGTAATATAATTTGATTTTGTGTGAACGTAATTATATTAAATGAATGGTTCAATATGCCACAAGGACATCCTATGCAGCCTATTAAATGTAGAAAGTGTTCATTTGAGAAAAAAGCACCTAATAGTAAATGTCCAAATAAAGATTGTATTATGAGTACACCTGGAATACATAATGAACATAACAAATCTAAACCTAACAAATCTAAACCTAAAAAATCTAAACCTAAAAAATTAAAACCTAAAAAATTAGAAATGAGAGATTTACCAAGTATAGAAAGCAATGATAAATGGTATAATATTGAACATCATGAGGTACCATTTAATTTAGAATTGAATGATACTAAAGTCAGATTAGCAATCAAGAAAAAAAACATAAAAAGAAAATTTAAGCAAACAAACAAAGATATTCTTAATGAAGTTACACAAATACAAAATAGATTAACTATAGATGTAAACATATTAGAAAGAATGATATATAGTTATATATATACAACTGATAATATAATATCTACAGATAATATATACAAAACATTAAATATTATTAAAAATAAATTAAAGAAATCAGAAGATGTATTATCTACATATATATAAAATAATATATAATATTTTTTTATATATAAAATAAAATGAAGATAGCAATATGTGGAAAGATGTGTTCAGGTAAAACATCATTGGCAAAATATATTCAAAAATCAGAATCAAGATTTAAAATATTATCATATGGAAAGAAAGTAAAAGATATTTCTACAGAATTATTTAATATGACCAAAAAAGACAGAACATTAATCATAAATGTTGCTAGTAAAATGAGAGAGATAAACCCAGATGTATGGTCTAATTATATATTAAAACAAAGTAAAGATTTAGAATATTGTATCATAGATGATCTTAGATTTCAGAATGAATTAGATGGATTAATGAATGATGAATGTGATTGGATATTCATTAAATTAAATATATCAAAAGAAATACAAGAAAAAAGAATTAAATTATTATATCCGGACAATTATCAAGACCATATAAAAAATAATAAACATTTATCAGAACAATTAAATCTAGATTTTAAAGATAAAAAAGTAATACATATAGACAGTCATAATGAATTAGATTATAAAGATATCTTAAATCAATTGTAAATAATTTATATAATTATTATATTTATTTTTATCATATGAATATATATTTTCTTTTTTTTTTGATAATATTAACTTACTTATATTATTAGTATATTTATTGAATTTTATAGTATTAATATTATATTTATTAACTAACAACATTGGAATAATTAAATAAAATAGTTTATAATATATGTAATTATAAGAATTAGAATTATATAAAACAAAACAATCATATAAATCGATTAATATATCAATATTATCAATATAATCAATCAGATGATATAATATTATAATATCATCATAAATAACATTAATATCAGTAATTGTAATTTCTTTTGATAATATTTTATTAATAATTTTAAATATATCATAATAAAAAAAATCCATATTATTGGAAACACTTTTAGATTTATTTAATTTAATATGGTATTGAGTGTTTATATAATTAGTGAATTTTGATGATATAGGTAATCTCATTGTTATTATAATATTTTTATTCAATTTGGATATATATTTAAAAAATGATATGTTAGTATTAGTATTATCTTCTATATATACAATTTTTTTTCTATTATTATTCATAACCATTGCCTGGATATTGTTAGTATTAAAAATATATTCTATTTTTTTTATTGTATATTTATCAATATAATCGATAGTAATAGAGTCATAATTTTTAATAATATCTTTTAGCAATTTAGTTTTACCAGTTCCAGGTAACCCTGTTATAAATAGTAATTTATTTTTATTTTTCAACCAATTATTAATTATATTCGTATTCATCTCTATAGTTAATTATTGATGTTCTTTTATTATTATTCTGACCGAATTCTTTATCTAATGCATATCCTGGATAATATGTTAATGGATCAATATTAACAGATCTATAATCAGATAAATCAGATATATCAACTTTACCAGATTGAGAATTAGTAGGATATTCAAATGGTACAACAATAGCATCTTTTTTTTCTAAGTAGTGAACATAATTACTCATACTATTTAATATATTTTTAACACAATAATCGACAACTAGTTTATTTAGATATTTAATATGTTTAATTAGATTTTGTTTATCAGAGATCGTCATATCTCCATATTGTAATAATATGGATCTCATTATAACAAACAATTGCCGATATGATTGTCTACCAATTATTACTCCTTTTTTATCAGAATCTACTGAATTAATATTATTTTCAAGTGTATATTGATAAATTTTACTTTCTATAGTATCCTGTATTACGTCCATATTAATTCTACTCATAAAATTAAAACTTATCATTGAATCCATAAAATTACCTTTCATTGAATCATCAATCATTGTATCAACAATGATATAATCATTTATTTTCTCATTTGTTGTATTTTTACTATTATCTAATTCATTAATATCTAATTCATCTATTATATCAGATACATCTTTTGAATATTCATTCGCATTTAATAGACAAGTTGTATCATAACTATATGGTGTCATAAAATAAGGATGTTCTTTTGTATGATGAGCGAATCTTTTATGAATTTTACCATCTTTATATTTTGGATGACAATCTCTTGTGTATAATAAATTACTTGTCGCATTTCCATTTTTAAGTCCAAGACCTGTTATACTTCTAGGGTCATATAATTTACCACCATATAATTGTGTTGGTGTATTTACTTGATTATTATATTTTTCGCATGTATTTGAATAATTATCATTTTCGCACATCTTCTTTTTGATAGACTGATTAACAGAACTTCCTTTACCTGGTACATCTATCGAAAAATAACTCATATATTAAATATATATATATTAAATATATAAATAATATACAAATTATTATAACTATAAATAAAATTATTCGTTTATAATTTTAATATTATCATCAAGTGAGTACATATATATATCTTTTAATATTTTTGGGTCTTTACCTGATACATATATTCCTTTCTTTCTAAGATGTTCAATCATATCCACATGATCCTTTTTATTTCTCTTTTGTTTACCCTTCTTTTTTGTTAACTCAATCTTCTTATTTTTTTTACTACTTGAATAATCCATTTTTATTTTTACTTTATCAGATTTTCTCTCTTTCTTTGATTTATTAGTTTGTTTATCTTTATTATTATCATTATTATCAACTTTGTTTATTTTTAATGTTGGCTTATTTTTGTATTTATTAACAGACTTTTTTTCTTTTATTTTTTTATATTTTTTTAATGATGACCTTCTTTTTTTCTTTTTATTTTGTTTTTTTTTAGTTTTTTTAACAGTTATAATTCCATTGTCTAATAATTGCGATAAATTATTATCCATATATAATAATTAAAATATAATAATTTGATTATAGATATTGCTTTTTACTATAAAGATAGATTAAAAATGAGTGGTCAGACAGATATTATGTATATTTTATGTTTACTGATATGTATTAATATTGTGATATTGTGTATATTAAAATATCAATCAGTATATCAAAGTATAAAAGAGAAAGAATGTATATATCCAGATAATAATATAGAAAATAAAACATATGGGAATTGTGTATTATTCACACAATGTAAATTTAATATAACAAATGAAACATATGAATTAATATCTGACCAGATAATGTTTTTACCTACAACATATATGAATGATTTAAATGGAACTAATTGTCCTAGATATTATGATTTACCTGGTTACGAATATTTTAATAGTTATAATAAATATGATCTAGGTTATGGATATTGTGAAGTTCCGTTTGATATTGATTGTTCTCAAATAATGTACAATTATCTTATTTCTCAATCATCTACATTAGAAAATTCTGCTAAATTATATTACTATCGAAATAAACAAAATAATATAAATTATTTTAAATATGCTAAATTAGATGAAGTTGGTAGTAATTGTCCAGCCAATATTGATATGAATTGTACATATTATATAGGAATATATGACAAATTATTATATATATTATTATTTGCTTTATTTATACAGATTATTATTATATGTACATATAAATGTATTAATACTGAAAAAGCATATAATATAATAGGAAAAGAAAAAAATAATGGTTCACTAGAAAGTGTTTAAACAGTTAATAGTATTTGGCTAATAAACCATTATATATATTTTTTATATTATCTTCATCACTAACATCTTGTGAGTTTATAATCTTCATAACTTCAGAATCACCGGGATATTCTTCTTTTAATAATTTTTTTAATGATTCTTTAACAAATATGATTGAATCTTCTTTTTTTTCTTTATACAAATTTTCTACAAACTTTTTTAGAACATCTCCTTCTAATTTTTCTATTTTATTTTTAGTTAAATAATGATTATAATTAGTATCGACATAAAATATAAATAAGTCTTTAATGTGTTCTAGTATATTACTCATTTTTAATGTATTATATGTATAATATGTTTAAATAATATTATTTAAACATATTAATAATATAAAATATTATATATGTTATCTTATTTTAAATTAATATATAATTTGTATCAGATTAAAAAAGATAAAACAATATTGTTATCAAATGAATTTGTGAGTAAGTTAAAAAAAACGATTGACGGATGTGGTATGATTGTTATAAAAATGGTTCAAGCAACTATACCAATTATTGAATTAAGAAAATTACTACAAAATGATGAAATTTTTAAAAAAATAAAAATGGATTTAGATGATTACTACAGTAATTGTAATGAACACTATATGGAACATACATTGAACTTGTATAATAAAAGTTTTAATAAATCATTATATGATGATTATCATATAATAGATTTAATTGGTTCAGGTTCAGTAGCTCAAGTTTATAAAATCAGAAATAAAAAAACAAATAAAATCTATGCAATGAAAGTTGTTCATGAATATTCATATTCAGAATTATTATATTTTAGAATATTATATTTTATAGTTTGTAAAATTTATAAGAATGATATTTTAAATATAGAATACAGTGATATATACGAAAATATTATAAAACAATATTCTATGATTAATGAGGTAAAGAATATGTTATTATTTAAACATACATATGAATCAGATATAATTAAAGTACCAAATATAATACAATTTAGTGATGATATAATAATAATGGATTATATAGAAAATGAAGATATATCAGAAGAGTCTAAAACAAATTTAATATCAATATTACATTATAATCAATATTATTATAAGTTGTTTCATGGAGATATTCATAAAAACAATATAGTATATAAAAATGATTGTATATATTTAATAGATTTTGGATGTAGTTTTATAATACCTGATGAATTAGATATTAAGAATACACTAATATCACTATCACCTGATGATTATATTAACGTTATTAAATACTGTATAAGTATAAATAAAAAAAATAAAAATATAGATTTATCATTCATAAAAACATTTAGAGAAGAATGTATTGAATTAAAAGATAAAGAATTAAAAGGTAAAGAATTAAAAGGTAAAGAATTAAATAATAGTCAAACGAGAATACATACTTTATTTATTAATTTATTTCTTGAAACATTAAATAATAATAATGTATATATACCGTATAATCTATTATTATTATTAGTAAATTCAGTATATTATCAGATTAATACAAATAATAAGTTATTACCATCTCTATATGATATATGTACTATTTTAAAAGAACATCATAAATATTCAGAAATATATGAATTTATAAATAATAGTATTAAAAAAAAAATAAAAAAAAGAGATGAAGACTACAAACATTTAAAATCATTAATTAAATTAGAGTAACATATCTTTTATTGCTTTTAAATATATTTGTTCTCCTTTTTTTATCATATTTTTAATCATTTGTTCATTGTATCCATCAATATCTCTCAAAAATCTCTTAATTTCTTTGTCATATTTATCATTTTTTGTTTGAACATACAGTAATTTTATTTTTGTTTGTTCATACAATAATAATGTCTCATCTGTAGGTATATTTGATGATTTAAATTGTTTATTATATCTATCATCTGTCGATGAGAAACTATCAGGAAATTTTGGATCTATGAATGAGTTCACCATTATTCACTGAATCTCTTTTACTATAAAAAAAAAGAATATTAATTCAAATTATATAATACAAGATATCTTTATTTTATAGCTTTTATAATATCATCTAATGTCAGTCTTTCTTTTGTTTTAGAGAATATACCAAATATAATATCATGAACTTTTAATGTATTTTTTTTAAATTTAAAATAATCAAGATATTTGGTCATTATTGGTATATAATATTTTTTATAAATATATATATGACTATTTTTAATATCATCTTCTTTAAAATTTTCTATATTTGAAAAGTGAAAATAATCAACTTTAAAATTTAATAACTCTAAAATAATGACTCCTAATCCCCATACCATAGATGATTCATTACATTTTGGAAATCCTCCAGTTTTATAATATTCAATAGGCAACCAAGTACAAGAATTGTAATCTCCACCACGACATATACTTCCTATATCACCTAATGTTATCTTTATTTTACCAGATGTACATTTATACAAAATATTCGCTGTCTTCAAATCTGTATATGCCATATCCTTATCTTTTAAACATTTCAATGCTAAAGCTATATCTTTTATGACCTTTAAAAATATCCCTTTTGTTAATTTTCCATTTAGGTCTGATAATGAACCATGCATATAATCCATAATTCCAACATAGTGTTTCGAAAAAAATGGTCTATATTCTATAACTTTCATATTAACAATATTACAATCAATTCCTTTTTTTAATAGTAATTTATATATATTTATCTCATCATCATCACTATCAAAATAATTTTTAACTGCTACTTTATAATTACCCTTTTTGTTAGAATACATAAATACTGTTCCATATGTTCCTTCATTAATGTATTTTATATTACATAAATCTATTTCATTATTATATGTTATCTTATATGTTTTTGTACTATCAAAATAATCATTTTTACTATGTTTATTACAGTCACTATCATCTATCTTTGTTAATTCTATTTTATTTAAATCAACTTCTTCTACGTTTTTAAATTTCTTACAATAATCATATTTATGTTCGGTTTTATTTTTATTTTTATACGATTTATTACTACTTTTTAAATCTATATCTATATCTATATCATCCATAAATTTCAATTCTTCATTTGATACTACTAATTGATTTTTAATAGATGATTCAGTTACTATTTTTTTATTTTTGGTTTTAGTTTTAGTTTTGTTATTACTCACTTCCTTATTTATTTTTTCTAATAATTTTAGTTTATCATTTGCATATCTACCTCTAGGTTTTTTTTTAAAAACATTATAATACATATCTTTAATTTCATTTAATGATATGTTAGTATCTATTTTTGATGACATATTTATATACTATATATTTTTTTAATTTTCTAAATCATATATAATTAAATCTATTAAATATGGTGAACTCAATACAGGTGATGCATTAACATCATTATAATCATAACAATATATTTCAAAATCACTATCACGTTTGTTGCATTCACTATGCATACTTTTACAATATTTTTTTAATGCACATCCTTCATTATTATTAATATTATTTTCATTATTTATCCATTTTTTAACTATAGGTGTATTTTTACCATCTGGACCCTTCCCCCCATCTGTTTTTGGATCCGGATATTTATTACATTTATATTTATTTAAATTATTGGGAATATTAAATAATTTTTGTGAACATTTATTAAAACAACATTCTTGTGTATTATCTATACAATATGCAGTGTCATTAATTTTTGGTGTAGTATCATTAGGAAATGCACAATCTATTTTATATGGATTATAACAACCAACTTCTAATGTATTAAATTCATGATTAGGTTGCTGTGGGTCTATTTTATATTTGTCATCTAAACCTTCGCATGGATTTGTATTTAATGTTGTTTTTTGAATGACATCATTTTTTGTTTTATCATTTGTTGTTAGTGAATACTTTATTCTGTAGTTTAATCCATCAACTGCACTAGCATCAGCAACCGCTTCTTCTCCTGCTTCTATCAATATTGCTTGTTGATTTAGTAAACCTGTATGTGTTTTAACATAGCCTGCTCCACCATTAATCCAATCCATATTTATATTTCCCTCCTCTAAAGGGTCAATCAATGGGTCTTCTGGTTTCATCGGTGTATTCTTTCTATCGAATTTTACTGGTATTATTTTGAATTGTGATATTGTATTACCTTTAACACCTATAAACCCTTTTTTTATTGGATTATCTAATAATATATAATCACCCTTTGGAATAATAATCTCTGATGCGACTTGTGAACCTAATGGATCAAATGATATATCCTTATCACCATGTTTAGCCATCCAATTTATTGGGGGATATACTATTCCATTGCCTCCATTAACTTCAACCTTTTTCCATTTATAATTTTTCATTTTATATTTAGGGGATTTATAATCTGAAGCATTCACGTCATCTGTTGTTATTAATGATGTAATAAACACATGAAGATATTCTTCATTTGTTTTATTCTGGATTAAAATTGTACTCTTTTTGTCTGAATCATATTGTCTTTTATCTATAAATGGTACACCATTATCATTCGTTTCTTCATTTTTAATACATTTAACATCTTCTATATCACATTTACCGTCCGATTCATCATCACTACTCACATCTCCACTTGTTTTCTTATCAATAATATTTGTTATTATAAAGTATGCAAATAATGATAATGATATTATTATTATTACAACAGCTATAATTTTAGCCATTTTTTTATGTTTTTTATTAAACATCATATATATATAATAACAATTATTTTATTTAACATTAGGTGCTAAACATAATTTAATGAATCCAAGTGATGCTACTGAATACTGGATAATTAATGGATAATCATTCTTAATATACAGATTCAATAAATTACACATGTTAGTACATTTTGTAAATAATGATAGATATTTTAATGAGAATTCACCTTGAATTAATGTATCAGATGAATTGCTAGAAATATATTGAAGACCATCATCTGATGTCTTTAATATAGTTTCTTGACTAGCGAAATCACCTTCACATGATAATATCAATGATTCACCAACACTCTTAATATCCACATTTGTACCAATATTGATCATGTCTCTAATAAGTTTTTGAAAATCTGATGAAGGATAAGATATCTCTGTGTCAAATTCTACAGGAGGTGGTGTCAACATTGATTCGTTAATATCTAATAAATTTAATTCATATTTTGTTTGTGATTTCTTATCAGAATTATTAATAATTACTCCTAGCTTATTATTATTATTTCTTGATATGTATAAAGTTAATGTATCCTGATTACTAATAGTTTTAATCAACTTATATAAATTCAACATACAAATACCACATACTATAGATGATTCACAATGATATGATTCAAACTTATCAGAATCTAACTTCATATGAATTAATACTGATTTTGTAGAATCTGTTGTTATTAATTTAACTCCTGATTCATCAAATAATATATTAGTATCCGTTAATATCTCTTTTAATGCTTCAATCAATATTCTAATAGCAGATGATTGGATCGTCTTTATCTCTAGTATATTTTCTGAATTAGTCATTTTATCTATAATAATGTTGTATTTCTTTATATAAAAATAATTTGAAATATAATTATTACTATATGATTTTATATAGTTAATGAGTAGCTTAACTCCGTACAACCAGAACAACTATAACAATAATAACAATGTACAATACTATCAAAATAATAATAACAATATAACATATTTACCAATTAAATGGAAAACATGGAAAACAGATAGTAATGGAAATACATATGGTCAAGAAATGACAACTTTTGTAGAATCTGGTAAACAATTAGAATTTATAACAAAAGAAATGAACAGATTCGCCAGAATGATTGGCTTGGGTGATATGAATCAAGTATTTACTACATATTCAAATAACCCGGAAAAAATGAATAAAATCAATAAAGGGATTTCTCTAATATTGAATGAATCTCAAAAATACAAAAATTCTAATCAGTAAGTTATTCTAATAAAAAATTATATTTTTATTTTATTATATCTTTTAATTTTTCTAAACCTGTACATTTATCAATAAATTTCCTAGCAAATAAACTATCTGATTCAACATATTCTTTTAATTCCTCTATACATATATGAGTATACTCAAATGGTCTATATTTAAGATATCTTGATTTTTTATAGGTTTTAACTTTATTGGTATCCATCCAATATGATATAGTAGTCGCACCAACTCCTATATTATTTGTTAATTTTAATTCATCCTGCATATTCATTTTATTTAATATACAAATATAAACTATCTCATCCAATGCATATAATATATTCTTATATTTTTTGTTATTTTCTATAATTGTATAAAACCAGTCTTTTATATGTTTTTCATTATCAATTAATAGTTTAGCATGCTTTCTATTTAATATACTCCATTGTGATGCTTTCTGTATATGCTCTTTTTTAAAGTATTTTATTAGATTATTTGATTTATGATGAATCACATTATTTTTCATTAAATTAAAATATGATTTATTAGTATCTAATTTTGAATATATATAATTGAATGGTTTTAAAGGTACACAAGATTGTGATAAAAATATAAAATGCTTATTATCTGAATCTTTTAATGCATATTTTAATAATAAATTCTGAGCATATACTAATGATATGCATCCCCAATTTGTTTTTATTGGATTTGGTATTTTATATTCATCAAAATATTTTAATGGTTTATCATATTTATAGTGTATATATATATTGTATTTACTTTTATCTATATTCTTAATAAATTCATACCACAAATCCTCATTATTTATTTTGTCATATATCATAAAACATAATGCTATCTTTTTGTCTGAAGATATCTTTTTGTATTTTATATCTTTAATTTTAGCACTATTTCTGTTTGTTATATAGTAACAATAAAATACATATAATATTATTATTAATAGTAATACAGTAGCTACTATCATATATTATTAATAATATATTTAACTTATAGGAAAAGAAACATATTCACAATCTGTAATTTCTGAATATAAATATTTTATAAAATTTCTTAATTGTTTACCACTATTATTTATTGTATAATTATTTATATAATATTCTCTAGGTGAATAGTTACCTTTTTTTATGTTATTCAATAATATTCTTAAATTAATCAAAAAATTATTTTTATTAAAAAATAACCCAGTTTCTGAAGTAACATATTTCCATCCTCCTAAAATGTTTTCGTATACAAATATAGGCTTATTTAATGCCAAAGCTTCTGTTAATGTTCTTGGTGATGCATCTTCATAATTAGTTGCCAATAAAAACTTTGATTGTCTTATATAATTCATTGCTTTTTTGTATTTAATATGTTCTGTGACTACTAGATTATTTTTGTTTTTAATATCGACGGGACACTTACCTCTACCTATTAATACTCCTTTCATATTTAATTTATCACACATAACTTGTATACAATATTCAGCTAATTTCCAATTTTTATTAAAAGAATTCCATCCATATTTACAATCTTTATCACTTGGTTGAAATATGACAAAATCATATATTACTTTAATATTATTATCTGGTTTTAATCTTTCCGCATTAAAATCAGATTCTGATATCAATATTTTAGGAGTATTAGGTTTTATATATTTATCTGGATATCTAAAACAATGGCACCAACCCAATACATAATCTTCGATATTATATCCATCTATTTTGTTATCATCATAATGACAATGTCCATTAGTATTTTCACATAATCCAGGATATGTTAAATAACTACTACATCCTATAAATTTTATTCCTCTTTTTAAATATTCTTTGAATAATTTAATATTTTTTTCTTTGTTTTTATCACTAGAAAATGGTCCTCTTATACATAATACATTTATATTATTGTTATGTTCATCTTTTAAATTAATAAATGGCCAACTAACATTTGGTATAGTATTTTTAGTACTATAAATTTTCACTAAACAACATAATGATAATAATATTAAAAAAAAACATATATATTCATACATATAAATATTAACATTTTAAAATACAATACATTACGCATATATATACATTACGAATATATATACAATAATTATGTTAATCATTATAATATATGGATTTTCATAACCATTATTAAATTCTTTTACTATTTCATTTGAACTAGGACATTTTTTTACTGGTATAATTATATCATATTTATCACAACATTTATGATATATACAATTTATAATTTTATAACTATAATAATCATAAATATAATTTACATAATTATTAACCAACTTATTGAATGTTGGACAATTTGACCCATTCTCATCATGTTTATGAATTCTATTAATAGACAATATGTATATATTATTATTATTATCAATAACATCACAGCAACCGTATTTATAAGAATCGCAATTTTTTGTATAATAATTATTTATATAAAATTTAGAATATGATGATTCAGTTGAATTAAATGTAACAGATTCACTTATATCTATACCTTCATTGTATACATAATACAATAATGCTACTATAGTAATAAATAGAATAGCAATTATTATATGTTTACATATTATTTTTAATTTACTTTTTTTTTTAATAATATTATCTATACTTTTTGCATTCTCAATATCATATTGTTCAATAATATCATATTCAGACATTTAATGTCGATATTTATAAAAAAAATATATTATATAAATCAAATTATAAATTAGTTAACCTCAGTATAGAATGTATTAAAATATTTTTCTATTAAATATTCAATATATTTATTAAGTGAATCTAAATCAAATAGTAACTCTTTTTCTATGATTAAACAATCATAATATTCGGATTCTAACCTAATTATTTCTAATTTTTTAAAATTAATTTCCATATCAAGTTTTGAAAGATTCATTACTAATCAGTTATTAAAAAAAAACAAATTAATAATTCAAATTATAAAATACACTATTTTGAATTTTTAAAATTATAAAATATACTATTTTGAATTTTTAAAATTATAAAATACACTTATTATTTTGAATTTTTGATATATATTTATGTATATTTGTATCAGATAAATCACAATATTCCTTCAGATATTTCATCAATTCTGATATATTAACATTTTTACTTACAATATCTAAATTATTTATGTCCAACTTATCTCGAAATACATTAAATAATTCTTTCGATTTCATATACCTCTCAATATAATCATTGGGTACATTATTTGGATTTCCTGTTTCTAAATATTTTTTAATCGTTCCGTATTTTTTTATTATCTTATAAGCACTCATTGAACCTATTCTAGGAATATTAGAACAATAATCACATCCACATAATATACATAATTCTACAAATTGTTCATGTGTTATATTTAAATTATTTAATATACTATTTAAATCGAATACAGTAATAGATTCAGTTGTTTTTAATGATTTATCAATACAATTTCTAACTAATTTTGTAGCACCGAATGGTAAGCTATCCATATCTTCTGTGATAACATAATCAACATATCCAATTCTACATAATTCGCTAGCATATCCTTCTGCTTCACCATCACAAGTAATATGGGATACACCTAGAAAATTTAACAGATTTTTAACATCATTTACAATATCTGAGGTTAATCTAATAGATTGTTTATTATATTTTTCAATATCAATATCATCATTACCTGAATTAACTTTTTCTAATGCTTCATTCGCTTTTGTTTTTCTATTATTTATAACATCTGCTTTTTCTATAGGTGGTGCACCATCAAATATATATATAGGTGTTATATTATTTGACAAATATGATGTAGTTTTATTTAATATACCCAAAATATGACTAATATTATTACCATCTTTATTTTTAATAAAATCATTATTTTTTCTATATGTCATTAATGATTTGTAGATAAATAATGATGCATCTATAGCAACTTTTTTCCCTGATAATGTATATAACTTTGTATGTTCATATGAGTTAGGTGTATGTTTTTTTAGTAATTGGGTTAATCCTTTAATACCCATTGTTTAATTTACTTATTATATTATATTATTAATATCAAATTATAAGTTTAAATATATATATTATAATTGATAAGATATATTATGAGTAAAAGTAAAAAAAGATTTTTTAGTCAATTAATAAATAAAATAATAACAGAATTTAATGAAGAAGAAAATATGAATGAACTTCATAAAAATATAATCGAACCTGTTGTTAAAAAATGTATTAGAGAATTATATCCATATATGATTTGTGGTATTGTAACTATATCTGCATTATTTTTATTAATAATATCAATATTGATATTGAATATCAAGATATGTTATAAATAAAAAATTTATATTTAAATTTATTTTTTATTAAAATAGTGATATGATTTAGCAGTTTGTCCATCTTCATCTGAATTAAAATGAATACATTCGTTGTCATATATTCCAACAAGTGTACCCTCTCTAAATGCTGATATCTCATCTGAACCTTTTACTGCTTTACCAATCTCATATCGTATTCCTTCATACTCATAGTACATCAAGATAACTTTATGACTATCATATGTTTTTATAGTACCTACTCTTTCACCATCTTTTAGAATCCAAGTACCATCATCAGGTACCTTGGTTAAATCATATTTTACATCATTAATTACAAGTTGGTCTAAATCATCATCAATATCAGTTTCATCCAATATATCAGTTTTTTTGTCTTTAGATTTCTTTTTTTTAGATTTCTTTTTTTTAGATTTTTTCTTATCAGATTTTTTCTTAGGCTTTGAGTCTCTATCTGAATTTTCTATAATTCTTTTTATTAACCACTCTGACTTATTGGCATATCTACCACCAGCAGATTTACCACATACTGTTTTATAAATTTCTTTTAATTCAGTTGTTGATTTAGTTGATAAGATATCTTCAGATAATTCATCTTCATCATTATCTGACAGTGGTTCAGTATCACAATCTGACAGTGGTTCAGTATCACAATCTGACAGTGGTTCAGTATCACAATCTGACAATGGTTCATCTTTTGATTCGGTAGATACTGTATCATCATCTTTTAATTTTTCTAAAGAAACAGTTGCTTTTATTAATTCATTATATAATTTAGCCTCTTGTTGCCTAATCTTAGCAATATCTCTCAGAATATCTTGAATAGTTCTCATAGTATATATGTTTTAAAATTATAATGTCTATTTATATTTCAAATTATTTAAAATATAGATAATATTTTCTAATAAAATGTTAGATAAATACAAATATATTTTAGTTCAATTTTATGATAATGATAATCATATATGTCAATTATATCAAACTATTGAAGATATAGCAAAAGAAATAGGTGTACATAGAACAACTATATCTAAATTACTTAAAAATAATAGTGCTGAATACATAAAAAATCATAATAAATATTATATTTTAAAAATAAATTAATTGTATATATATATATATATTAATGGATAGGAATTTAAAAATATTAATGATATTTTTAATATTGTTATTTTTGTATGATTTATTATGTGGGAAAAATGTAGAGGGATTCACAAAGAAAAATTTTGTATATTATTCAGAAAGTCAACCTGGTCCCAACTATACACCTACTCCTAATTTAATGGATAATGCATCTGTAAATAGTTTTACATATGAAAATGCTTCATATGGTGGATTAGATAAAATAAATGCAAGTGAGTATTATCTCTCTACATTTTTTTGGGGTACTAGGTTCAATAATCCATCTAATAGAGAAGTGACTTGTAAAATACAATATCCCAACTGGAAAGATGATCCAGATAGATATAATACAGAAGAAAATGGTAGTTTAGTTAATTTATATAATAAATGCTTATCTGAAGATTTAACATATAAAAAATCGGTTTGTATATCAAAAGAAGATACTTCAAGAGGAACTATAAATGGAAGTAATGCACATATGGCATATTATATGTGGGATACATTTAGAGATAAAAACGCGAGTGGTATGTGTACATATACACCACCGTCAATGTTAACTACAGGTCAATATTGTAGCGTTCATACAGATGTAGATACATGTTTAAGTGGTGAAACACATGATGGAAAAAAACATTGTAACTGGATACCTTCAATTAGATCAGAACCATTTCCAACAATGGACCACGCAAGATTGTGCTTTGATATAAATAAAGGTGAAGAGAACAATGCAGATAAAAATGAATGCGAGAATGCAAGTATAGATGGTTTTAGACCTTGTAAATTTACTGAAAATACATTAATAGTTAAAGCATCGGATAAAGATGGTAAAGAATCTGGTAGTATAGATGTATCTGGTACTTGTGAAATAGATTTTAATAATTATGTTGGGGGTCTTAATCTGGATGAAATTAGATTTTATTCAGCCAATGGAGATGTTACGGTTGATAAAGTTAATGGTAGTCTGATTGTTAGTTCGGATTCAGTTGATGATAAATCTAATTTATATAGATACATAAATTCAGGAAAATGTATGGAAAATTGTAGTGTATCGTCATCATCTGTATGTAATAACAGATATTCTTGCGTATGGGTTGATGAAATTATACCAGCTGAAATTGATACTGAATTAGGGAATAGATTAAATGGTCCTGAATTTGAAGGCAAATGTATAAATAAAGAAATTTATTTTAATATGAAAGACAAAGATGATCCAACTCAACTAGCACCAATATATGATCATACTCAAATATGTGGACATCATAAAACAGAGCAAATATGTAATTCTGGTTCAGATTCACCTGATGCACCATCAAGATTATATGATGATAGTTGGCATTGTAAATGGAAGCATTATTTAGGAATGTGTGATCAAATTGGTGTCAAACAAATTATGGACCCATCTAATAAAGATAAAGTAACTAGTGTAGAATTCACCTCACAAAATGGTTCTTATATAACAACAACAGATGCATTAAGTTGTCAATCATTAATGGCTAAACATATTATTGATAAAATGAATGCAAGTGGATTAGATGCAAAAAATCCTATTAAACAATTTGAATATATGGCAGACCCTGCAAATGCATCAGAATTAAAAGAATTTTGTAATAACTATAGATACGAATCAGCATCACTAATAGATTCTAATGGTTATGATAGTTCTAGTACTGCATCAGGAACGCAATTTTGTTTGTGGAAGCCTCCAAGAAAACCAGAATGTGCATATAAAGGTGGTCCAGATTTAGTTAACCCAGGTGGATATTTTAATAAAAACAATCAACCATTCGGAAATTTCACATACCAAGAACCAGCATTTTATTATAATAATAATTTCCCACCTATGTGTAGTCTATTAAAAAATGGGAGTGAAGTATCTGCATCTGATTGTGAAAATGCATCTAGAAACTGTAGTTGGACAAATGGAAAATGTTTGCCAAGATGTATTCGTGTTGGTAGTAATAATAATATTTGTGAAAAAACTGTAGATGAACAATATAATCAAGCAGTAGCACACAATAAAACATCGAGAATACCAGATCCTATGTTAAATTCAACTGATTATGACACAATAAAAAAAGTTAAGAAAAGATTTGATGATTATAGTCATTGTAAGTTCAATGAGGAATTAAATACTTGTGTATTAAAAGAAGATTATGATAATTGGAAGAATCATAATGGTCCGTGGTCATCTGAAATTGAAACTCAAAAATGGACTTAATATATTTTAAGATTTAAATCAATAATATATTAAATTATGAATGTAATTAAAACTTTTACCAAAAATATAAAAAATTATAAAAAAATAAAAGAAACATCAAATACTCATAACATATCTTATCATCATGAAAGATATGTTATCAGTAAAATAATTAAATCATTTAATGCCATAGAAATATCAAGTAATAATTTTAAAGATATAATAAAAATTAATGATTATAAATTAGTTTCTAAACCAAAAAAAGATACGGATATTATTGAATATTGTCCAGGTATATTAGATATTAATAATGATTCAAAATTATTAGATATTTTAAAAAAAAATAAAACATTTGTTGTTCATCAACCATTAGGTTCACAAGAATATCCTGATATTATACTGGGAACATATATTGATAAAAAGGTATTAATATCATATATAGAATGTAAGCAAGATAAACCAACATTTAATAACAATCCTCCTAAAAATAATCCTGATTGTATATACATATGTGGAAACAAGATATATAGTGGAATGGTATTAATAAATAATAGATATGTTAAAAAAATTAATAACTTTAAAAAAGATTATAAATCATTGTGTCATAATATGAGTGATAATATTATTCGTTTTGTACCATACAAGAAGATAGAATTAAAGTGGAGTTCTGATGGACCACCATTATCATATGATAATAAATCCAATAATAACTATATTAGAGACTGTTTAATAAAACATAAATAATATATTAATGTAAATATATGAAGACAAAAGAAATAGATAGTTTATTAAGATTTGATATGATTCGATTAATAAAAATATTAGAAATGATTCAATCGACATTCATTGGTTTAATGATATCATCTTTACTATCGGGAATAATTAATAAATATTTAATGATTGAGTTCAAAGAAAAATATTACTTTAAAGATGGTAGCTATTTTGTAGGAAACAAAAGTCCATTATTATATATTCATTTATTTTTGGATATAGTGGTTATTGTTATAGTTACATATTATTTAAAAAAAATAGCAGTTATTATACCAACACCATTTGCTTTATTAGATAAAAATTATATACCTGGGTTAAAAAATGAAGCAGCTATAGCATTTACAATTGGTATGAATTTTGTATTCAGAAAAAAATTAGTTAATTTTTCTAAGAGATTAGATGTGTTATTAGATTCTCATGAATTATATGTACATTAGAGAAGAAAATAGGTTCCCCTAGATTCTCCCAGAGACAGGCGATTAATCGGCCAGTCATCTCTATCTTATATTATTACATGTTGTTTCATGGAGATCCTAAACTTCGAATACGGAAAATGGATTCCTAGGATGTCGTTTTTCTTTCTCTCGTTCTGCATATATGCGCCGCCGCAACTCGAGTACATCGCCAAGAAGCTCCTCTATCTCCGTCAAAATTGCTCGACGGTCAATATTACACCTGCCCTGCTCCTCCCGCGCGTCCAAGTTGCGATTCACTGCGTCGAGCAGCTTGGGCGTGATCATCAGTCTCGGAGGCCCGCCATCTGTTCTCGGTTCGCTCAATACCAAAATATCACCCACAGACATACCATCGAACATTCTCCATCCATTAATGGTATTAACTACGGGTAAGTATGCTTTCACACTCCTTTTAAATTCCGGGTTTCTACGCAACTTTTCTTTCGCATACATGAGATAATCTACATCAAGCTTGACAGCTGCCAAGACAACATCTTGGTCTCCACAATACCTTCTTAGTATTCTCACTATTATGGACTTATTAAGTAAATTATTCCGAATTGAATTCACACACGCTTTCCTTGTGACCTCTTCCCTCTCTTCTCTCTTCATATTCCTGACTATATCGGAGTCACTAACCATTAGATTAGTCCATGACTTCAAGTCAATCATCCCTGCTATCATTAGCTTCAATGCCACATGCAAGGTTTCCCACATCACTTCGTCTATGATTGGTACCTCTTGCTTTCTTCTCGCTTTCGCTCACTCTTAAACA